GCATGTCGGGCACACTGATAGCCTTACTCGGTTACGGCGTGATCCGGGCGACGCGATTGGCGGACGGGGCAAGCCGCAAGGTGCGGCGGCGGATCTGCCGGGCGGGCCGGTGGACGATCCGCGACCAGGCCAAGGCCGCGGTTCAATCCCTGGCGGTGCAAGAAGAGTTGCGACAGCAGGCGGCCGGCGGTGGTCCGAGGGCGGTGTAGATCCTGGCGACGCCGAACACCACGGCGCAGGCCCATATCGGCAGCGGCGCGACCAGCGTTGAAAGCACAAAGCCAAGGCAGATCAGGCCGGCGGCGTTGATTGTAACGGCCAAGACGCGGTCGAGCATGGCTTACCCTTCCCGACTGGACACCTGGGATTGCGGAGAGACGCCCGGCGGCCACGGTTACCGCCGGGCGCCCTGAGAACCGCCGCCGCGTTCGCCCTAACACGGCACCGGGGGGAGAGATCAGCAGAATAGCGGCGGCTCGCCCGCGTGGCAATTGTAATTCTTACAAGGAGAGCCGCGGGCGTGCACCAGTTCACGGCTCGGCAGGAGCCTCGCCCTCCCAAGACGAGCCGCGAAACTTGGAACGGGCTGCAGAACCGGCCAAGATTGAAGATTGAACGCGGGCCGGTTCGCTGGCACCGCACCTGTGATTGCAGCGCTCTTGCGCGCGGACGTCCAACGCCGCTCTATTGAGCTTGCAGGAATCGACAACGGACGCAAGCCACGGCGACAACCGGCGACGGCTTGTGCAAAGCGAAAGCGGCCGACTGCCCCCACGGCAGCCGGCCACCCAAGCAAGCACAACCGCCGCCGGTTTTCTGTTCCGACCCCGTGGCGCGAGAGATCGCCCCGCGGGACACCTTCCGCATGTCAAACCGCCGCGGCTGCGGACCCAGTACTAGCACAAATCGGAGCCAACAATGCCAAGCTTGAAAGAACTGCGCGAAAAGGCCGGCGAGGTGCACGGCCGCATGGTCACACTGCGCGATGAGTACAGCGATCGCAAAGAGGCCGGCAAGACCGGCGCGGAGCTGTGGCCGGACGAAACGCGTAAGGCGTGGGACGGCGTCAATGCCGAATACGACGCGTTGCGAGTGGAAATCGACGAGGCCAAAAGGAGCGAGGATCTGGACAGCCGGATCGACGAACTTGAACGCGAGGCCCGGGGCGATCGCCGCCAAACCGGCGACGACGGCGAGCACCGCAACCGGCCCGGACAAGAAGAGTTCAGCGGCACGCCCGCCGGCGACGAGAACCGCGGACAGCCGGGCGACCAGGCCGAGCAACGCGACTTGGCCCTGCAAGCCTGGTTCGGACGACGCCTGCCGGCCTGCAGGACCGAGCAACACATGGCCGCCTGCCACCGGACGGGCTTGGATCCGGACTCGGACGAGCTGGTCTTGGACCTGTACGATACCCGCGGCATCAGAGCCGCCCAACACGAACTTCGCACGATGCACCCCGCGCTGATCGAGCAGCGGGCCTTGTCGGGCCACAAGGGCACGGCCGGCGCCTTTGCGATCGGTAGCACCCTGGTCGGTAGCCTCGAACGTAACATGCTGGCCTTCGGTCCCATGGAGCAAACCTCGGAAATCATCGTCACGCAATCGGGCGAGGAAATGGGATGGCCCACGGCCGACGACACCAGCAACGAGGGCGAGATGCTGGGCGAGAACACGGCCACGGCCAACGACGAGGATCCCACGCTGGGCCTGGTCAAGTGGTTTGCCTACGAGTTCAGTTCCAAAGCGCTCAAGGTTCCGGTACGACTGTTGGACGATGCGCCTTCGACGTTTGCCGAATCGCTGGGCGGCATGCTGGGCGAACGGTTGGGCCGGGCCAAGAACCGCAAGTTCACGACGGGTACCGGTGCGAACCAGCCAAAGGGAATCGTGACGGCCGCCACGCTAGGTGTGACCGCGGCCGCCGCCGCGGCGATCGAGGCGGACGAAATCATCGATCTGGAACACTCGATCGACCCCGCCTACCGGCAGGCACCGGGCGTCGGGTTCATGATGCACGACAACGTCATTCTGCATGTCCGCAAGCTGAAGGACGGCAACGATCAATACCTGTGGCAACCAGGCCTGCAAGAGGGCCGGCCCGATAAGCTGAACGGCCGGGCCGTGGCGATAAACCAGCACATGGACAGCGCGGTTGCAACCGACAACAAAACCATTTTGTTTGGCGATCTCAAGAAGTACAAGGTGCGCCGCGTGCGGCAGGTCGTGATTATGCGACTGAAAGAACGCGGGGCCGAGTACCGTCAAGAATGGTTCCTGGCCTTTTGCCGGGCCGATGGGAACCTGTTGGACGCGGGCACCGCGCCGGTCAAGTACCTGCAGCAAGCCTAACCGTACGCCGCCGCGACTGGCCGGCGCGTGCTGGGACGTTCTCGGCCGCGCCGGTCACGATACACCGTTATCGCAAGGTCGACAAGAAAGGCACGTGATGAAACGAGTACGCGTCAAGTTCACGGCCAACGGCCAAGTTGCGGGCGTGGCCTATCGTCCCGGCGACGAGGCCGAGTTGGACCAGGCGACGGCCGCCGTCTACGTGGCCACCCGTCAAGCCGAGTTCGTTTCCCAGGAAACGGCCGAGCCGGACACCGAGACCCCGAAGAAACGACCGCCCCGTAAGACCGTGAAACGCGCCGGCAAGCCGGCCGAAACGGCCACCGCGGACGATCGCGAAAAACGATAACCAGGCGAGCCGGGGGCGTAAGCCGCCGGATTCTATCAGCGGGCTCGCGCCCGCCGCTCGCCAAAGACCCAACCAACAGAACCCGCGAGGTTAGCTATGAGTTCCATGCTACTTGAAAGCCATCGATTCGACCGCGTCAAGGCCGCCCAAGCCGTCGATACCGCGGCGATCAACTCGGACATCATCGACATGGGCGTCGCCGAAGGCTTCGACTCGGTCGCGTTCATCGTGCTATGGGGCACGATCACCGACGGCACGCCGTACGTCAAAGGCCAGCAGGGCGCCGAGTCGGATATGAGCGACGCTGCCGACCTGCTTGGTACCAGCGTTGAGGCCGCAGATACCGACGACGGGCTGCTGTCGATTTTGGACATCGACCGGCCGCTGGAGCGGTATGTGCGGTGCGTTGTCACCCGCGCCGGATCGACCGGGGCAGTTGTCGATGGGATCCTGGCGATTCTGTACAACTCCAAGAAGGAGCCGGTCACGCAAAGTTCCGATGTTGCCGCCAGCGAGAAGCACGTCAGCCCGGCCGAAGGCGCGGCGTAGGCGTAGCGCGATCGACATAGCATTCCGGTGGGCCGCGAAGGCTTGGCCCACCCTACAAGGGCGAACATGAACGGGCCCGAACAAATCTTGAGCCTGGCGCCGGTCTTGCAATGGGGCTTTGCCGGGTTTGCGCTGATCCTGCTGGGCGTGTTGGTGTGGGTGATACGAGCCTTGCTGGGCGTGCTGCAATCGACCGGCGACGTGATCGGCGGCAATACCCAGGCCTTGAACCACAACACAGAATTGGTCGAGCAGGTCCGCGACACCGCCGGCGACTTACGAGACCGCGTGTTGCAATTCAATTGCCCCTTCAGAGGTGAAAACGCACCGTGAGCTATGGCTTATCGATCGTCACACCGCCGGCAACCGAGCCGATTATCACGAACGAAGCCAAGACGCATTTGCGCGTCACGAGCTCGGACGACGACACGTATATTGCCGGGCTGATCGAGGCCGCCCGGCAGTGGATCGAGGAACAGCTATATCGGCAACTGGTCACCGCTACTTGGGACCTGGTCTTGGACGAGTTTCCCACCGGGGACAACCCTATCCGGATCCCGCGGGCGCCGCTGGTTTCGGTTACGTCGGTCACGTACACGGACACCGCCGGCGACGCGCAGACCTGGAGCGACGACGACTACGTGGTAAGCACTTCGCGAGAGCCCGGCGAGATCCGGCCGGCCTACGGCGAGATTTACCCCACGGCACGATCGGCGCCGGACGTTGTCACCGTGCGCTTTGTGGCCGGCTACGGTGCGGCGGCCGCGGTTCCGGAGCTGCTGAAAGCGGCGCTCAAGCTGCTGGTGGGCAGTATGTACGAGTTTCGCGAGGATCAGGTGGAACGGGCGGTGGCGACGTTGCCACTGGGCACCCAACGAATCTTGGCCATTTACGATCTGGGCGACGAGCTGTTGGAATACGGCGCGTTGCGAATCGACGACTGAAGCAACAACGAACCAACGAGGGAAAACATGAAACGCCCGGAAATCACAATCGTCTGGGCGAATCTGGGCGACTACTAATGCGAGCCGGCCAACTACGCCACCGTATAACGATTCAGCAAGACACCGGCAGCGAGGACGCGGCCGGGCAGGTCGTGGAATCGTGGGCGGCCTGGTTATCGAACGAGCCGGCCGAAGTAATCGAAACCGGCGGGGCGGAACGCGTGTTTGGCCAACAGGTGGACGCCACGGCAACGCATGTTGTAAGGATCCGGTACCGGGAGGGCGTCACCGAACAAATGCGCATCGTGTGGGGTGGCCGACTGCTGGGCATTAGTAACGCCCGCGATCGAGACGGCCGCCGCCGCGAGCTGTGGATCAGTTGTAAGGCGCTGAAAGATACGACCACGACCACCACGACGGCGGCGCCGTAGGGGCGAGCATGGCGGAAACCAGCGTAATCGTAAGTGTCGAAGGGGCGGACGAAATCGACCGCAACCTGGCAAGGGTCAGTATCGAACTTCGTGGGCGCCTGTTACAGCGGGCCCTTCGACGCGCCGCGGCCCATGGGCGAAAGGAAACCCGACGGCGGGCACCGAAAGGCGACGGCGTCGGCGGTGACTCGGACTTTCCGGATTTGAAAAAGTCGGTCAAGTCGAAGGTACTACCGGCCAAAGGCGAGACCGTGGTCGCGATCGTGGGCACGGCACCGGCCGCGCGGCAAGCACATATGGTCGAGTTCGGCCACAAGATGGTGGTAGGCGGCACGATCAGTTCCGGGGATCCGGCACGCGTACGCCCGGCCACGGATCCAAAGCGTACCGGCAAGGGTCGAGTGATAGGGTCCGTTCAACCGCACCCATTTGTCCGGCCGAGCTTCGACGCGGCCGCGCCGGCCATCGAAC